GAGGATGATTTGGGCAAGTTCGATTGCTCTATTCGTCGTCCGTGGTGCGAGTATGAGGTCTGGTTGGCAAAAGCTTTCCATGCACCTCGAGCTGTTGTCGACCTTATGGAGGCCAATATCTCAACTCATGGCACTACGCTGCATGGCTGGAAATACCAATGTGATGGGACACGCAAGAGTGGCGATCCCTACACCTCATTGATGAACTCAATTATCAATGGCGTTTCTCATTTGTACTTGTACTGTCGATGGACAGTTAGGTCAGTAGAGGAAGCGCGCCCAACGATTCGCATGTTGTTGCAGGGTGACGATAACCTTTTAAGACACGTAGAGAGATGTATTTTTCCGTGGCGCGAGGGAATGGCCTCGTTAGGTTTTGATAGCACTGCTATCTATCGTAAGCATTTGGATGAGGCTGAGTTCTGTTCGAATCGTCTTTATCTCACATCTGGAGGATGGGTTTTCGGTCCTAAGCCAGGCAAGGTTCTTGCTAAGTTTGGCTATGTGATCAATCCCCCCACGCATATAAAGCGCGAATGCGTAATGCGTGGTGTTGCATTGGGTTTACAGAAAAACTGCAACTTTATTCCTCCGATTAGGGCTGTTATAGAACGTGTATTAGAGTTGACTGAAGGTCACAAGGCCTGGGTTTCTGTACAAGAATCCAGGAGACTCTCGGAGTACACATTGAGGGTGCGAGACCTTCATGAGCCAACTGTGGATGTTCACGTCTCACTTAGTGACCAGTATGACTGGGACTTTGGAAAACAGAAGATGTTGGAACAGGCTCTCTCTCGCATGAAGCTCGGTGACACTTGGGAGTGTCCCGTTGCTCGTCTCTTGTTTGACCGTGATACTTCCGGTCCGCAGGAGATCTTCTGTGCTATGGCAGCTTAAAGGGCTAACAAGCCCTTTACCCCAAGCTTGAGCTATGCTCTTTGCTGGTGGGCTATTTTTCGCTTTTCTTTTAAAGGATTAGAGCATGAACCAGTTTTGGCTGGGTTGGTGCGTGAAGTGTTCCTTAATCGGTTCTTCCACGCACGAAATTAAACCAATTTTGTGCACGACCGTGAGCATGGTGGCAACTTTAATCTGTTGCCTTAATCAACCAATATGGGTTTGGTGGCCTATCACGTGTAATGCAACCTGCGGTAGTTTTAGAAACAAACAAGTTCTATGTAATTAGTACCTTAATACAACGTGCCTTCAAATTTAGAAAGGTTGGCCGTTGTTTAGAGGTGGTAGAACCGCTGTTCATGTTTATACTATCTTGGCCACGTGTAGTAAATGTCGCACAGTGATAGACTCCCCATCAGTCCTAGGTGGTGGTACTCTTACCTGTGGTTGGCACACTTGGCGAGCCAGACGGTCACAAGTCCGTTAAAATGCAGAGTGCACAAGTTAGCCTAAAGTTTTCAGCTATTTAGAAAACTCCCTGTGTGAGCAAGGTGATTAATGCTTTACGAACAAGAAATTTGAGAGTACCGATTTAGAGACACTTAGTGAGCTAGATTGAAGTGGAGGCCCTTTATTGACTGACCCTTGAGGATATGATCTGATGGAACACCACCTGAAAGATTGTACGTAGCCCCTCTTGCGAGTTGATGATGTTGCGCTTGTCACTATATATCTAATGTAATCCGAAGCTTGTCTATGCGAGGCTCTCATGTCCATGCCGCCCATGTCTTCTTTTCAATCCAAATAAAACAAAAAACAAACCAAAAATAAATCCGTCCGTAAGGCC